TCCTGAACAAAGATTATTCAAAAAAGAAGTTACTGATTTTACACCATCACAATTAGATGACACTGTTAACAGATTTTTTGGTAGGTTTAATGAGAATGGTGAAAATGAATTAACAAAAAGAATGACAGAAAAATTCATGAAGGATAATCCGGATGATGATCCACTTACAGTTATTCTACCAAGAGTAAAAAGATTCGTTAGACATTTTGAATCCATTCCATTAAATGCTAAGTTAAGTGCATTTATGACATTTGATGAGTTTGAACACATTGTTGATGGTCACACACCAATGGGTGAGGATGAGTATAGTTTACCTGATATTGATTTAGAAGATGTTAATGTTACTTATGAGGATGATGATATATTAATTTTTGCTCCTGATGAAAAACAAAAATGTATTAACATTAGAAAAAAATATGCCCCTGATAGAAGATGGTGTACGTCTTGGGAAGGATCAAGTAACTACTACTACAATTATCGATTGAATCAAAATTTAACATTATATTATGTTATAAGTAAAAACTTACCTGAATCAGATGTTAATTATGCTGTTGTTGTCCTTGTTGATAGATATGGGGACATGAGATTGGCCGATGGAACGAATTCGGGTAGATTTTCTGGTGGTCAAACAATTGATTGGGATGAAATTACTAGAAAAGTACCGGCATTAAAAGGTAAAAAAGAATATCTTGAACCAAAACCATTTACGGCTGAGGATCAAGATAAAATGCAAAGATATAAATCATACAACCTTACAACTACGGATCCTATTGAAGAATTAGGTAGTGTTGAGGAAGTTGAGTTATGGATGGAATTAAGATGACCTGATTTCCGAAATATGTCTAATGGGGATGTAATTTTTGGTAACCTTCCTGAGGAACTACAAAAGAAATATATTGGTCTTGGGTCTGAATTAAGTGGAGGTATGGTTAAAGTTCTTAAAGATGGGGCAATGTCATATTATGTCTCAAAGAAAAAAGAAAAATTACTTACTAAAACTTTAAAGGAATTAACACCGAGTGATATTGAGTTAATTAAAAGTAGTGAAATGAGACCATATTTTAGACAGTTAAAAAGAAAATATGTTGAAGAATTTAATTTTGTGAGTGACAAGAGCGGAGAGAGAAATGTTCAAGTAGAATACCCTAAAGATGATGCGTCTAAATTAATTGCGTTATTTGGTTTTGAAGATTTTTTTGAACTTATTCCTGAGACCACTGAATTCCTTAATATAGATAATTCATCATCCGATAATGTATTTATTGACTTACCATCTTCAATTAGTAGGTTTAAAGGACTTAAATCATTAGTAATTAGTAACATGATAAAGTCAGTTCCTGAAAGTATTGGAGATTTAAAACAATTAACATTTTTAATGCTTTCAAATAATTCAGAATTAGATAGATTACCTGACTCCATCGCTAACTTAACTTGTTTAGAGTTCTTTTCAACCGAGGGATCTGATCCGAATATTTATATACCTGAAAAATTACAGGAGCATATGTATGAGTCAAATGGTATAACGATGGTTGACTTCCCTGAAGATATGAAAACACATTGTACTGGAATGTCAGGATTTTAAAATAAAAATATGAAAAACATAGATGTTGAGATTTACATAAGTCAGATGATTACATTCTTTGAGAACAATCCATCTGACTTTATGGATTTAGTTGGGACGGCTCAAAAAGATGAGTTCTTTCAAAAAATGAAAGAAAAGTCGTTAGAAAATGTTGAAAATGGGGATGACTTTATTTTAACAAAACAACAAATTTTAGATATTGTCTTAGAATTAAAGGCTCCTGAATTAGCGGAAAAGTTAGGATCAATTGAAAAAATTGAACAACATATCATGAAAACAAAATTCGGTGACATATTTTTAAATTAATTTTTCAAAAAGTATTGTAGGTTTAAAAAAAAGTATTACCTTTGTAGGGTAATTAAAATTTATACTTATGTTATACACACCAGAATTAATCAAAAAAGCGGCACCTTCAGTGTTCGCAACAGAACCATCAAACAAATTATCTAACAAGTATTCTTTCGTACCTACCGATCAGGTTATTGAGTATTTTGAAAGAGAGGGGTGGGATGTCTCATCTGTTAGTCAAACTGGAAAAGGGATTCATGCTTTACATGAAGTTAAATTCCGTAATGGACAACTACCAAAAGTTGGGGATACACTAGTTGAGGCAATTGTTCGTAACTCACACAATGGTACTTCAGGGTTTTCCTTAGGGGCTGGCCTTTACCGATTGGTTTGTAGTAACGGACTTGTTGTTCCGGCATCTGTTGCAGAAAGATTTAATATTCGTCATAACTCTTTTACTTTAGATGAGGTTAAAGAATTAAGTGAAAATTTTGCTAAAAAGTTACCTAAGATTGAACATTCAGTTGGTAAAATGATGGATAGAATCTTATCAATTGACGAAAAGATTGATTTTGTTCAACAATCATCTAAATTTAGATGGTCTATTGGATCTGTTCCCGCAGAATTAAATATTGAAGATATTTTAACCCCTTTGAGAAAAGAAGATTCGGGAGATGATTTATGGACAACATTCAACCTTGTACAGGAAAAATTTGTTCGTGGAGGTATTGAGTATAAAACAAAAACTGGTAGAAAGTCAAGTTTACGAAGTTTAAAAAATATTGCATCTTTAAACTATGTGAATACAAAACTTTGGGAAACGGCTGAAGCTATGTTGTAAATATTATGGGGTCTACGGACCCCATTTTTTTAGATTATGGAAGATAATTATTTTACAAAAGAAAAAGATTTTTTGGAGATTATTAAGAATAGATACCAAAAATTATATGGTGTTATAAAAGTTAATAGTCATCTCATTTTAACTCCTGAGTTACTTATTCAAAAAGAATTTGTTATTGAATATCTTAATGGTGATGAATACGATGGGGAAATTAAATTTAATGAGGGAATATTCAAACATAGATCTGGCTTTTACATATATTTATCTAAGATTACATCAACGGAGTTAAATTTTAATGTTAGAGTTTATTATGATGTTGATCAATTAGAAGAGGTAAAATTCTTCATAAAAAATTTATTAAAATTAAAGTAAAAAAAATGGAAATTACGAGTGTAGATTTACAAGAAAAAATTAACAAAGGTGAAAAGTTAATTATTGAATTTTGGGCAGAATGGTGTGGGCCATGTAGAATGATGAAGCCAATCTTTGAAAGAATCTCAAATGAGAATACTTCAGATGTACAAATGTATACAATGAATGTTGATATGAACCGAGAAGTTGGTGCTTCATTAGGTATTAGAAGTATCCCAACTATTAAAGTTATCAATGGTGGTGAAGTGACTGAAACAAAGGTCGGTATGTTAAACGAAGGTCAACTAAAAAGTATGTTAACCGAATTAATCAATGGATAAGGTTGTAGTACTTTTTACGATGAAACAATGCCCGTTTTGTCATATGTTGAAAGAAATGTTAGACAAACAGGGTATTGAATATGTGGATCGTGATATACACGAATATGAAGAGGAATATAACTTATTTGTTGAAGTTACCGAAAATGAATTTGTTCCGGCATTTATGTTAATAGAATCTCCTGAGCATAACCCAACAACTAGATTATTTGCTCCTGATAGAGATTTTGAAGACATCAACGAAGGGGCTAAAATTATTAGAGAATTTTTTGAAGATGGATTAGAAGACGATAACGTCCTCTAATCTATCTTGAATTAAATATGGTTTTTCTCCTGTAGGATCTAATATATCTTGAATTAGATCATAACCCTCCACTTTAGTTTTAAAGTTCTCTAAATCAAAGTCAAATAGATCTAATATTAAAGATTTGATGATAGATTTATCCAACCCTGATTTGGGAACAACTTTAATCTTAAAATCTTCATCTTCATTTAATTTTCTTGTGAAGAATAATTGGACCTCATCTGTCATAATTGTGCTATACATTTGGTTAAACATATAGTGGGTGTAGTAAAGCATTAATCTACCACAATTTAAACTGTGACCATAAGGGAATTCAGAATTGATAGATATTTCACTTAAAGGTTCGGGTTCCTCAATGAATGGGATTTTATTAACCTTAACCCACCCCTTCTCAATGTTACCAATTTCTTGATTATATTTGATAATATCAATAACATTAAGTGATTTTATTTCCAACGACGTTAAGATGCCTTGAAATTTTTCCGTAAATTCATCTCTTATTAAATTTATATCTAAAAATGTTTCGGTTGTGGTTATACCATTGATAACATAAAAAGATCCTACGTCTGAAACTTGTATTATTGAATTTTCATTCTTATCAATTTTAGATAAAATGAAATCGGCAAATAAATTAACAATGCCTCTTTTTGAATTTTTATTAATTAACCTCATATCTTTTTTTTACAATTGATATGGATTTTAAATGAATATCTAAATAGTTAATGATTTTTAGTTATATATATGAGGTTAACATCTCATTTATATTTTTCTCTACCTCTCGGTAGTCAGGATAATCTGGTATACTAAAATCTAAGTAATCCATTATTTCCGAATCCATTAAATGTTTAATCATTTCGGTATATGATCCGTGAAAGTCAAGGTTATCTTCGTTATATCCTGAACCTTCAAATGAACTAAGAAATCTGTGTACATCGTTATAAAAATCTCGTATTTTAATATATGGGGTATAATAAGTTCTATCATTCTTTGTTGACTGTTCTTCGGTTATGTTACCAACAAATAATCTTTCTAATTCTGACATAACATCTCCATATACTTCGTTTTCATAAGCATTGTTATATGAGTTATTGTGGAGTGAGTATAACTCTTGTTTTAAATCGGAAAGATCGTCATTAAGAAGTAATTTCATTGATTCTTCATCCCTTAGTAATTCACTTATATTTTCTGTTGTAATTGTAAACTCACCTGATTCATTTGAAATATTGTCAAAAAATTCAGTTTCATAATCATCAATTGATAAAACTTGATTACCGATACGTTCAATTATATAATTAGAGATAACCTCTAAGTTTTCTTTATTTAAAACTTCAATAACATCACCATATACATCATTAGTTGTGTCCCAATATGGTTCAAATACATCATCTTCACCTAAAACTGATTTTGCAACATCACGGGGAGAAGTACTTCTACCATAATCTTTAAAAAATTGAGATAATTCTTCTCGGTCTGTTAAACGAAGGTAATAATCTTCGCCCCTTAGCTCAACGTCTGATAAAAGGTCATCACAAATAAATGACAAAGTTTCTTTTGGGGTTTTCTCTAACTTATACAAAAGAAATTTATTTGATGCTTCGTCTGGAACTGATCTATATTCTAACCCATCTAAAAGACCTAAAGAATCTAAAAACTCCATTTCAGGAAAATCATCTTCCGGTATCTGATTTATATCAATTCTATCTAATAGATTTTTAGCGTTTAAAAATATTAAAAAAGTTGTTATTTTACGATTAAAAATCGGTGACACATATTCCCAATCACCGTTATTAAAATTTTCTATAATTTGTCTTAAGTCCATATCTAATTAATAAATATAAAAAAAGGTGGAAAAAGAATTCTCCACCTCAACAATTAGCTTAACACCTATTACTTATTCTTGTAATATTTCTCAACAATTTTTTTCACAGATTCCTGAACCGTAGCATTTTGTGGTGCTGGTTGAGGTTGTGCTTGTGGTTGAGGTGCCGCTTGTGCTTGATTTTTTTTACATCCGCATCCCATAATCATTTGTTTTTATTAGGTTTATTTACCTATAAATATCTAAAGATTATTATATTTGTAAATAATTGAATATTTATTGTTGTATGTCAAAAGTTGTAAAAATTACGGAAAGTAACTTAATTAAAATAATTAAGAATATTATAAATGAGCAATCTGAAGGTGAAGAAGGTTATTATGACATTACACCTGAACAGTATTATAAATTATTGTCCTCTGTTGGTAACCACGCACACGCGATTCCAAGCCTACCTATGTTTAGAGGAAAAGGAAAACTTAGGGTTGTTGGTAATTTAAATTTGGCCGGCAAACCTATTAAAAGTTTGGGTGAATTGGCAATAAGTGGGCAGTTAGATATTAGGCATACAAATATAAAAAGTTTAGAGGGTGTTGAATATGGTGTTCTTGGAACTTATTATGGTACACCATATGCTGAGGAAATTGAAAGGCGTAGAAAACAAAAAGAAAAGAATGTGGCAGATCAAAGAAGAATAGATGACGAATGGGATTTAATGGATACTGATACTGAGGGTGAAATGGCCCACGCTGTTTTTAATTATATGGTTCAGGAAGGTCAAATTGATGAATTATCATACCCTGAAGTAGAAGAATTAATTGGGTTAAAGAAAAAATTAAAAGAACTTGAAGATAGAATAGAAATAGAGACGGATGCTGATGTTGTAGATGAGTTAACCAATGACTATGATGAATTACAATACGATATAGACGAGTTAGAAGGTAGAGATAATGATGTTTATGGATTAGTTCCGGACGGTTCATTTTTTGAAATGAATGAATTTAAATCTATACATGACGACACTAATGGAAACAGATATGCCGTTGGAACAATGGATGAGGCTGATGATTCTCTTGAAAAATATTATGATGATATGGTTGACGATTTAAGTAATTTTGATAAAAATACATTATCTTATCATATTGATGGTGATGACGTTGCCGATTATTTTGAAGACACAATAAGAGAATGGATATATGAAGATCCAAGTAATTACGATGTAAATAGAGATTTATCTAAACAACAAGAATTTGAAATTGAAGAATTAAATTCTGAGAAATTAGTGTTAATTGCCGAAATGTCGTTATTATTTTATGGTATAATAACACCATTAAATTTTATTGTTAATAGAGATAATAATTGGGAATTTACTGATGGTGCGGGAAATAAAGTAAATTATATTAAAAATTCAGATGATACTCAAATAGTATTATTAAACGATACACCAACTCTTAAAAATCCTGTGTATAAGGATGTGGATTGGGACGAGATGAATGATGATATGTCTGTAAGAAAAGAGGAAATTGAAGATAGAATAAATGACATTGATTACGAAATCCAAGACATTAAAGATAATCCAGATGGTGATTTAGATGAGGATGATGTGGAAAGAGAAGTTGAAGAAAAAGTTGATGAAATAAAGGATGATCCTGTTAGATGGTTAGATGATTATGGTATAGAATATGATCGATTCATTAATCTTAGATCTTTAAAAGAAGATTTGGTAAATGATTCTGATTATGGTGTGTTGTCTAGTTATGATGGTACGTATGATGAAATTGAAATAAATGATAACACTTATATTGTTTTTAGAATTGATTAATATCTTTACAGAATAGTAAAATTTTATTATGTTTATGATTAATGGGAAGAAAGAAAAAAATAGAGTTTTTAATGAACACCGAATGGATGTTTGAAAAACCTATTGATCAAGAACACAAGGAATACAAATTATTATCATACTTCCAAAAAATGGGAGAAAAATTAGACAACATGGAACTATATCCAAGTTTCATTGAGTTGTCATTACACCTGGCAAATATCCAAACCTTAATTAAGGACAAGAAAATTATCTACACAGATAAGAAATTTTCAACCATAGATGATGAATTACTTGTTAAAGATCTTAAAATAAAAGAAATACCCGCTTTAGAAAGTGAAGAAATGGGTGAGTTCACAAAAATACTATCATATAGTGCCCCAAGAATGTTAGAATATTTCAACATTGCCAAATCAGTTTGGGAAATAGTTTTTGATAGTATCATATTAAAAGTTAAGAAAAATAAAGATGAGATCTTAACTAAAAAAGGTTACTTTTATTATATTAACCCTAAAGACGAAATGTATTATATGTGGGAATACGATATAAAATCAGTAAATAAGAAATCTCCTGAAAGTAAAACTTTGGTTAATTTAATTTATTCAGATAAGAAAAATAATTTGACTATTACAAAAATTATAAATACATTTAGTCAATGGAACATAGAAAACAAATCAAAACTACCTCTTTTTGAAATGTCTTGTGATGGGGAGTTTCCTATAAATGAAACACTTTTACCATTATTCAAAAGGAAATTGATTAGTTATGTTAACCAAGTACAGATGTTAGAAAACTACAAAAAGAACAAGGAACAATTAAATTCTTAATATGGATAAAAATTTTGACAAATTAATTGAAAAATTAATTAAGGATCTACCAAATGATATGGAGTTAGGTAGAGAAATCAGAAAGGCTTATATTAAAAGCTTAACAGAAAAAAAATCCGAAACCCTTAAATCTAATTTAAATGGGGTTCAATAAAAGAATTTTCACCAAAGAACATATTGTAAGAAACATCAATAATATTAAGAGATATCTAAATGTTGATGCGGCATTTTTAATGGATGATTTCTCAAGAGAGGTCTACAGATTATTCAATGAGGGTAAAACAGAGGAAGAATTAATAAAATATATAAACGAAAATAAATGAAAGTTAAATTAGAATATGTATGGGTTGATGGTTATAATCCTGAACCAAATTTAAGAAGCAAAGTTAAAATCGTAGATTTTGAATCAATTAAAGAACAATTAAGAGAAGATAAAAAAGTCCCAATTTGGAACTTTGATGGTTCATCCACAAATCAGGCGAAAACTGGTAGTTCTGATTGTATATTAAACCCTGTTAGAATCTATACCAAAAAAATGTTTCCGTTAGAAAATTCTACGGTATATGTTTTATGTGAGGTTTTAAATCCTGATGGTACTCCACATAAAACAAATGAGAGATCAAAAATTGCTGAGGAATTTTCTGACTTATGGTTTGGTTTCGAACAAGAATATTTCATTATGAAAGAACCTAATGGACCAATTTTGGGTCATGACAGAAGATCCCTTGAAGGACAAGGTAAATACTACTGTGGGGTTGGATCAAATGTTGTTGGTCGTGATTTTGTGGAACAGCATACTGATATGTGTTTAGATTATGGTATTAATATAACCGGTACAAATGCTGAAGTGGCCTTAGGTCAATGGGAATATCAAGTATTCTCAAAAGGTAAGTTAGAAGGTGGTGACGATTTATGGATGGCTAGATATTTCTTACATAAGGTTTCGGAAAAATATGGTTATGAGATTACTCTACACCCAAAACCATTAAGAATTGGTGAATGGAATGGATCTGGATTACATACAAACTTCTCAACGGATATGATGAGAGATGAGAGTAATGAAAGATATTTTATGTCATTATTTTCGGCTTTTGAAACAAGACACGAAGATCATATTAATGCTTATGGTTCGGACAATCAATTACGTTTAACGGGTAAATTTGAAACTCAATCAATTGATAAATTTAGTTGGGGGGTATCTGATCGTGGGGCATCAATTAGAGTTCCTCAGGATACGGCAAACGAATGGAAGGGATATATTGAAGACCGTAGACCAGGATCAAACGCTGACCCATATAAGATTATCCAAGAGATTGTTAAATCACTTAATTTAACCGAACAAATCTATCATACAAAACATATGATGACCTCATTTGTTGATATGGATGGTCTTAGTGGAAAATATGGTACAATGTCTAATGATGATTTATTAAATGAATATAGAGAGGAGGAATAATGGAAAATGGATGTGTATGTGGTGGAACAGGACCTTGTCAGTGTCCTACACCAAAAGTAGAACAAGTTAATCACCCCCAACATTATGGTGGTGAAAATAATCCTTACGAAGCAATCAAAGTAATCGATGCTTGGGAATTAGGGTTCTCATTGGGGAATACGGTTAAGTATATCTCAAGAGCCGGTAAGAAAGAATCTGATAAAGAGTTGCAGGACCTTAAGAAAGCGTTATGGTACTTGCAACATCACATAGAAACATTAGAGAAAAAATGAAAATAGTTGTAACAGGAGGTGCGGGTTTTATAGGTTCCGCCTTTATAAATCACTTATTAGACAACTTTGAATGTGATGTTCTTTGTGTGGATAAACTAACATATGCTGGAAGTAGAATGAATATTAAACACAATGTATCATTTTTACAAAAAGACATTTGTGATGTAACAAGTGATGAGTTGGGTGAGTTTGATTATATTGTTCATTTTGCTGCGGAATCACACGTTGATAATTCAATTAAAAACGGGTTACCATTTGTGAGAACAAATGTGGAAGGAACTTTTAATTTATTAGAGATATCAAGAAAAAACAAGAACCTAAAAAAGTTTATACACATCTCAACGGACGAAGTGTATGGAGATATGGATGAACATTTCGCTATTAATCATACGGCAACTGAAACAAATGAAATAAAACCAAGTTCGTATTATTCTGCAACTAAAGCAGCATCTGATATGTTAGTAATATCCGCTAATAGAACTTATGGGTTACCTTATTTAATAACAAGAACCTGTAATAATTTTGGGGAACACCAATTTGAGGAAAAATTTCTCCCAACTATTACACGATCAATTAAACAAGGTAAACCAATTCCGATCTACGGTGATGGTAAACAAGTAAGAGAGTGGATGTATGTGTATGATAATGTTAAAGTTATTTGTGATTTAATGTTTGATGGTGAGATTATTAACCGAGTTATGAATATTGGTACTGGTTTCAGAGTAACGAATTTGGATATTATTAAAACAATCGGATCAATCCTTAATCAAGATGTACGTATAGAACACGTTGAAGATAGGTTGGGTCACGATAAAAAATATGGGTTAAACTCAAAACAAATGAAATTTTATTATTTAAATAAAGATAAAACTATTGAGTTTAAAAATCTTTACGATTATTTAGAAGAACATTATGGAAATGAAAAATAAAAAAGGATTAACAAAAGAAATAAATGTGTTGGACGCAATAACAACTCCGGCTGAACTTATCCGTGAAACTCTCATCAATTTTATGTGGGGGTTCCTTGGAAATTCAATTGTAGTTTTTGCGGCGAAAGAACTGGACTTTTTAGTGTTGTTTAACTATATTGTTTATTACATATTAATTTCGTATATTGTTAATAGAAAGAAATATGAAACTATGTTGGGTAAGTTTATTGTTTTACCGGGATCGGCGGCAATAGGGGCATTCACAGGTTATAAATTAGCTCAAGTAATATCTAATATGTTATGATTTGGAATAATAATGATTGGCAAGGACGATCAGAAGAACAAGTGAAAAGAAATTATAAAGTATTTGGATGGTCCATTATTATTGTAATAATATTTGGATTAGTACTTTTTTTATACGATAAAATATAATTAAAATGAAATTAACAGAAGAACAAAAAAATCAGATCCTAAATCAATATGAGGGTTTGAAAAATGATGATCAAACATTAGGTGAGATACACGAAATAATTGTAGATTTTTGTGTGGATGAATATATTGTTGATTTATCTGATGACGAGGACGGAGACCTATTCGAGAAGTTTTCAAATGAAGTGTGGGATTTATTAGAGAGTATAATATAAGAATATGATAGAAACAGGAAAAATAATAAACGGAGATTGTGTAGAGGTAATGAAAACATTACCTGAAGGGTCTGTGGATCTAATTGTAACATCACCACCTTATGGGGTTGGGATTGCTTATGATGTCCATGAAGACGATGTTGAGTTCAATGAGTATGTGGAGTTTGCCAAAAATTGGTTAAGTGAGGCATATAGGTTATTAAAGGATGATGGGCGTATCGCACTTAACATTCCTTATGAAATTAATAGACAGAAGAAAGGTGGAAGAATATTCTTCGTATCTGAGATGTGGCAAATTATGAAAGAGATTGGTTATGAATTTTTTGGGATCGTTGACCTTGAAGAAGATTCGCCACATAGATCTAAAACTACTGCGTGGGGATCATGGATGTCACCATCTAGCCCATACATCTATAACCCAAAAGAGTGTGTAATCTTGGCTTACAAGAAACATCACATTAAGAAAGTTAAGGGTGAACCACAATGGAAGGGAGTCCCAACCGAGATCGAACAAGAAGATGGGACATTAAAGAAAAAAGTTGTGTATGAGGAAACGGATAAGAAAGAATTTATGGAGCTTGTTTTTGGTCAGTGGAATTATTTTGCAGATACAAAATCACTCACCAAGGCGACCTTCTCCATGGACATACCAACCAAAGCGATTAAGATATTATCCTACAAAAACGATGTAGTGTTAGATCCATTTGCAGGATCAGGTACAACATTAGTTGCTGCGGAGATATTAGACCGTAGATGGTTAGGTATTGAATTAAGTTCTAATTACGCTAAAATTGCTTTGGAAAGAGTTAGTGTTTTTGCGGATCAAAAATCACTCTTTAATCAAAATTGAATCACCTTCAGTGATATCATACTTGATACAATCACCACCATTGATCTCTAAGATCATATCACCAACACCTTCATATCGGGGACAATTTGAATCATCTTGTTCCCGACAAGGAGGACAGTCACTGTAAATTCTTTGAATTTTACCGTCTGATATAAAAAGGATGTCCAAAGAGATTAGACAATCCTTCATCCAAAAGGAATGAACACCTTCAACCATTATGAATAACATACCATTAAAATTATCATCAAATTTTTTACCTTGCATTCCTTCTTGAATATCTTTATCTGTTATTGCAGATTTGACATTAAAAAGATTATTGTTTATTATTATTTCCATATTTATAAATATAGAACGCATGAAGAAAAATAAAAGATTTTCAGGTATATTGGTTAAATGTAATGATAAGGTATTGTTATGTAAGAGAAGTAGCGACAATACTTTACCTGGTGTTTGGTCAATACCTGGTGGTGGGATTGAAGAGGGTGAAAGTCCTGAGGAAGCTGCTCGTAGAGAGTTTTATGAGGAAACAAATCTTAAAGTTGATGGTAATTTAGATTTAGTTGGATTTATTGATCGTTATAATAAAGATGGGACTTACTTAAAAGGGTTCATGTATGTGTATTCACTTGAGGTTGATGAAGAAATTTATCCTGATTTAGAAAACGCCGCTGATGGTGGAGAACATAGTGAGTGTGGGTATTTTGGTATTGATGAAATACCTATGGATAAAAAAAATGACGAATTTTATAAAATTATTGTAAAAAATTTAAAATAAAATTGGTTTTTGGTAAAGAATGATATATTTATATCATACAAAAACAACCAAAATCCCCCTTCTCAGTTATTTAATGGTTAATCAAAAAAAGTAATCCCATGATTTTTTTAAAAAAAAATTGTGGGATTTTTTATTTTATGTTTGGCAGTTTAAAAAAAAGCATTACCTTTGTTGTGTAATTAAAAACATAAACAATTATGACAACTACAAAAACCAACACAATTATCACAGTAAATGAAGGAACAATGGCCGGAGACGTGTTCTACGGATCATTCAGTACAATCGTTAAAAATAAAACACATAAGGTGTTAGTTACTAATCATCTTAAAGATGAGAACCAAGAATACGAATTCCGTATCGCAGGAAAATGTAGAGCGGGGTTTATTAGTGTCCACGACACTAAATGTACACCTTCTAGTGTTATTCGTGGATATAAAAAAAACGCATTGGTTAACATCCAAATGAAAAATGAGTTTGGTCATTGGATGAATGTTTATACTACTAAAGGTGGTAAGTGGTTTTCAATAGACAAAGGATTCTTGGAGACACTAACTGTTGGGACTATGAGAGAATCATTTCCTGATATGTGTGATATGAATATTTGGACCAGAATGGGAGCAAAAACTTGGGCTGATAAAGCGTTCACTCAAAATTAAATTATAATAGTCCCCCTTAATTGGGGGACTATTTAAAAAATTATTATTATATTTGTATAAAATTACAGGATATGTCAAAACCAACAATTACAGGATACACACTAAAAGTCATTAATGAGAGTATGGGTGTGTTGATTAATGAGACCTTTATGGATCAGATTCAATTTAAGATCTTCTTGAAGGCAATTCACGGATCTATTGAATTGGGTCATGATTTGAGTTTTTATAATGGGGATACATTCTTGGTTCACATTCCGAATAAAATTTTACTTAACTCGGTAATTATTAGTAATGTGGATGAGATCTCAATGACCGATCAAGTTAAGAGTAGAATTGAAGCATTGGTAACAAAGTAAGATATGAAAAGAATATTGTTTTTTTTAGTGTTAATGGTGGGTTTGATTTCTTGTGAGAAACAAGTAATTGAACCCGGAACCATTGAACCACCGGTAATCACTAACCCAACACCACAGGATAGTTCATATTCGTTGGCGGGTCAAACTTGGGTAATCACAAGATATAGAACTGGTGAGATGGCATTACCAATAGATATGAATCCTGTTGACACGATTAAG